GCTATTTTGTAAGTGTTCCTACCTGGGATTTCTCTTACGATGATATTTCCCGTATTGTTAACGTAAATTGCTGTAAATTTTGTTGCTGCCATAGTTTAAAAATGTTTTTTAGTTGTTATTAATATCATTTTTTTTAATCTGTTGTTTTCGCATCTGAAATAATCTTCTGTTATTCCGTTGCATCTCCTTAGTTTCATTGTCCAGGTACGTCCTTTGTCTACTTTTGTTTTTACTAGTATCATAGTCTTTCTTTTTTTTGATTACGTTGCAAATATCCTTGTTTTTTTTGATTTTGCAAAATATTCTATTGTTTGTTTGAAGCTTTTGTTATTTATTAACTTATTTTTTTTCTGTAAGCATGCGCGGCGTTTGAGCGCCGATAGAGCAATAGAGAGCGCGTAGCTCTCCTTAGCGTCTAGCACCTTAGTACCGGCGGAGCCGCACACCACGACCTTCGGTCGGGTGCACGTCACTCCTTATCCTGGTCTTAAGGCAGCTGTCTCTTGGATAAAGGCGTACCTCACCCTCCCGTTATACACCGGAGCCCCCCGGCGTTTGAGGTGGTAAATATAGATCCGTGTGATGTTAACACGGAACCTCGTTGGACGTGCCCGTGCGCAGCCCCTTACATATGGATTTGATTGAAATATAGATTGGCGAATGAGTCGATGTCGTTATTGAATTGGTTTTCACTTCTTTTTTCTTTTTTCTTTAGTTTCTCGGCGACTTTAGTCGCTTTAGTTTCCACCCACTGGTGTTGTTTTTTGATTCTGTTTAGATATTTCCTTTCATCCCAATCTTTTGGATTATCGTGATATAGTCTTTCGCACCGTTCTCGTTCTTGTACAAGTACGGTCAGGTAGTGTTGTTGGTCGTTTTTCATGTCTAGTTTGTTTCCTAGTACATATACTATTCCTTTTTCGATTTTGTCCAGGAATAGTTTTTCACGTTCTTCTTCTGTAAATATTTTGTTTCTGTAATAGATAGGTAGATTGAGTTTTCCTCCGTTTCTCATTCGGTATGACTCATTTGTTTTGCCTGGTATGTATACATGTCTTTTGGCGTCCTCTCGTTTGAGGTATCCTGAACCTATTCCTGCCGAACATAGCACTTTTCCTCTGAATTTCGGGTGTTTTTCGTCTACCTTTAACATGTATTTTGTGATGTAGTTGATAGTTTTTTCATTTACAAAGTATCCGGTGAATGTGATTCCGTATTTCCAGTTGTTCGTTACTTTTTCTCCATTTCCCAAGCCCCATACTATCCCGTGTAGGTGTAATCTTTCTGTTTTTTTCGTGTCCTAGTTCTGTAATGAACCAGTGTTTTACAGATTTTCCGGTTTGTTTTCTTACTCTTTCTAGACATAGCCTTATGGCTTTTGTTGCAATATCGTTGTTATCTTTTAACTTGTATTTTTTCTTCAATTCTTTGTAGGATTTGTCATCGATTGTCAGTGTCAGAAAGTAGGCGTTTGGTGTTTGTCTGTTTTCCTCTGACATTCTTACTACCCATTGTCTTTGCTTTTGTTTTCTGCATTCATAACAGTCCCCGCATGCTGCCGTTACATAACGCAACCTTTCGTCAGGGCAAACAGGCGGTACCCCACCATTTTTCTTTGTTGGTAGGTACCGCCTGTTTGGTATGAGTTTCGGATATAGACACATATTATTGAAATCCTGTTTTACCCACTTTTGTTCCCAGTGCCATTCCCGCGCCTTTCGATGCGATTTCTAGCATTCCGAGTACAATTTCTTTGACGAGCTTTTGCTCTTCAATATCTAGACCTTTTTTGCCCAAGTCGTATCTATTGAATACATCTTGTACATAGGTTTCCACTTGTTGTTTTTGGATGATTAATGCCTTTCCTTTTTTGGTCAGGTCTTCCCATCCTTGTAGAATTTCCGCAGGAATAGCCTTTGCTTGCTCTTCATTGACTTTTTTCTGGCTTCCCTTGAGTAGTATTTCAGTCATCAGATTTTGAAGTGTCAGAGAGGATTCTTTCACTTTGTTGCCAATTGTCCTTTCTTTTAACTCGTTGTCGAGTTTCATTCCGTTGATTTCTTCAATTAGTTTATCAATTCCTTTTTGTAGGCTTTTGATATTCCAGCGTGTTTCATCGGCTTTGTCTTTTGTCCAATCGGCCATGTTTCGTTTAAGTTCCTCTTCTGCATCCGCTACTCTGATTTGTCCTAAGATGAGCCCTTTCTTCACTTTTTCATTTGAGGTTTGTGCTATTAGGTTGTCAATTGTGGCTTTTTGTGCTTCTGTGTCTACTCCGCTTATTTTGTTGGCTTCGGCTTCGTTTTTGTTAGCCTGGCTTTCGTTTAGTTTGATTTGACTCATCGCGTTTGCCATATTTATACCGATTTCCTGTGCTCTTAGTCCCATTCCTACGGATTGGTCTTGAGGTAATCCTACTCCGCTTGCGGCTCCGGCTCCCTGGCTTGAGCCTCCTGCACCGCCCATTCCATAAATTAAGCCTGGACTTAATCCTGATGCCTTTATGTGTTTCATTTGGTTTTCGAAGTTGGTATAATTCCACATGTCTTTTGCTTGCCCTGTATTGAATTTGGCGTTTTGTCTGTTCAGTTGGGCTTGTATATCCATTAATCGTACCTGATTTTCCCAGGATTGTTTGCTTGCGCTGTTAGCATTGATTGCTCCCATTGCAGCTCCTCCGATTCCCATTATTGTCCCTATCATAATTATTTACATTTTTCGCATCTTTTTCTAAAAGAGCTATTCATATTACTCGATAATAAATTGTAGGCGCGTACTTTCGTGTATTGTCCGGTAATTAAACCGGACATATACTCCGAAGTGCTTGTTGCCTACAAGGCTTTGAAGATACCTCTTCAAACAGTTTAGTTTTCACTAGGTGAACCTCCTTGTGTTTTATCAGGTACATTCCCGAAATCTTCCGGTTTTGGTGTCGTTTCTTTCTTGGCTGCGCTTTTTGAGATTTTATCGTAAGCGTCCATTGCTATATCGAATCTGTCTGTCCTGATATTGTATGCAGGTAGTACACCGTCTTCTTTTGCTGTATAGATAATTGGTGCCGTATCTGTGATTGGCTCATTGTTTTGTAGAACTCTTGCGCATTTTGTTTCAATACTTTCACCTTCGTAGATTTCGATTGATTTTAGTCTATTGTTGTTTTTTGATGGTTTTGAGTATTTCATAATGTAATAAATTTTATAAGTTAGGAATTTGTTTTGCACTGATTAGACGTCTCACTTTGATGTCAAATTTTGTCTGTACCCAGAAATTCATGGCGTCCAGATTTGTATCTGCGAATATGTAGTTGAATTTTACCGGGTCTATATAGGTTGTTAAATCCTCGATTTGTTTGTTTGAACTTATTGAGTAATTTCTATTTAACACCATAAACGCCTCGCTCATTCCTGCTGCGAAGTTTCCGAATGTTCTGTTGACGTTCGTCATGTAGTTGATCCATGCGACTGTCTTTCCTGCCGCCGTCTTTTTTAAGTCCGGGTCTGCGTTATAGTAGTCAGTCCACCAGGCTCTTTCTCCGTTTAGTGAGTCCTGGTACCCGATTCCGTCTAGTGCCGGTTTGTGCCAGTCGTCCATAGTTTCCAGGTAAGTATCCCATGTGTTCCCTTGTGAATAGTCTATACGTGGAGTAATTGAGCATATGCATATAATATAACATGGTTCTGTTACTTTGATACGGATATGTCCTCCTTTTTGACGTCCTGTTGTCACACCTCGTCCGGCTAGTGTTCCTAGAGGTTCGTCTTGTGATGCGCTGTTGCTTACTACTTCCTGGAATACGATTTCCTGGCTTACACCTCCTTCGAACATTGGTGTTTCGCATCTTTCCATGTAGTTGCCGCCTGTATATACTGTTTCCAACCAATCTCTGTAAGTACCTGCACTTACTGCGATTCTGTTAAGGAAGTTGTATACTTTTTGTGACAAGTTTAAAGCGTCCATTGATAGTATACCGTTTGATACGTCTACCGCGCTGGCTTCGTTGATTCCGTTTACTCCGTCTATCCATTCGGTATTAATCCAGTTTTGGTATAAGTCACTGTTGTATGTTTTTAGGCATAGTCCGTATTGCGTATTTGCTGAGTTTAGTCTATTGTTTGAATCTCTTTTTGTGAATTCTGTGAATGGTTCTACGCTGTTTGCGCCTGATAGGTCAAATGTTGTATCACCTGGTGTTAGTAGTATTTTGTCTCTAATTTCATCTAGATTTTCTAGTGGTATTGTTTTTAATGATGTTCTTTTTGTTGAGTATACTGCCCTTATGTACCAGGTACTTCCGGCAGGTATTAGATTTGTTGTTAGATTCCAATGGTTTGATACTTTTTCTATATCTCCTAGCTCTGACGCTTTCATTGTCACTGTTCGTGCGTTTAGTCCTTGCGCTACGGAGAATTCTAGTTCATCTTCTGTTAGTGTTGTTGGTTTTATGGTTATTATTCCGCCCGAAGTAACTGCTCCTTGACTGTTTATTATGCTGTCAGGGTCTGTTATGTTTATGCCGTTTATTGTTACTGTTAGCGTTGGTGATGTTCCGATTATATAGAAGTTTTCTTCTTGTGTATTTGCGTAGAAATTTTTAAATATATCGTAGTATGATAAGAGAGCTAGTCCGTTTTTATATACGTCTTTCTCTCCTGCTACGTTTGCGTTTGCGAACCCTCTTATACCTAAGTATGCTAGTAGGCAACTTGGGTTTACCTGTTTCCATTGGTCCTCTTCATTTGTTACGTTGTCGTATGCTTGATTTAATCTTGCTCTTAATTGAGGTAGTTTTACCTGTGCCATATTCAGCCCTATTTTTGTACGGTTGTTGTGTAACCAGCTGTTGTATAGGCGTACTGGTGCTGTATAGACGTGATGTTCTAGTTTGAATGAACCGAATAACGGCCCTGTTGTTGGATGCGTGAGTACATTTGCGTCTATATCAATGTCGAACGTATCTCCTTTTTGTCCTACTATACAAAGGTTTGGAACTAGTGTTCCTGGACTTTGTGTGTTTCTTACAATTGTTGATAAGTCGTGAGTTGACATGTTATAGTTATGTAGACTCACTGCCATTTTGTTATTGTCTCCGATAGTATTTTTACCGATATTTTTAGTTAGTCCCATAATTTAGCCCTTCTTTTCGTTAGTGTTTTTTACTTTTTTTTCGATTCGTTTGAGTTTTTTCTCGTATTCGTCTGCTTCTTTACATGCATATATCATTGCTGCGACTAGATTCCAGTCTACAGAGTTGATTCTTTCTTCTGCTGCTTCACGCGTTGGAAACTTTTCTGTTGTTGCTAAATGTTTTCCAATTACGATCATGTACTCCTTTCCTTCTTGTGTTGTTGGTAATATTTTGAATACATCTTTTAAGTCGTTAAATTCTCTTTTCATTTTTAATAGTTTTTAGGATTAATATTAATGTGTGTACTGTCAACGCTTGACGTTGTTGTTTGTTCGGTCTTTTGCGTTGAGTTTTGATTGTTTTTGCTTACGCTTAGGCTCATTGTACACGACTGTACACATAAGGTCGTGATTATAGCAATGATGGCTGTACTGATAGCTCGAATAATTTCTACCCATTGGTTTCCGGTTATTTTCATGTTTAAAATAATTTAAGTTGTTTTTGATTCCAGTCTTTTAAATCTTCTTCGTCTTTATCATAAGTTTTTTCACATATTAATCTCCTTTCTTGTTTTGTGAAGATGTATTTTTTTGTAATAACATCTTCTTCTATTTCGTAACATATTTTTGTAGTATTTTTTGGTATGAAATACCATATGTGTTCCTTTAGTTGTTTGAATGTATCAAATAAAAAACTATCTGATACATATTTTTTAATCTTTTTCGGTTTTTTCATTTTTTTAGGATACAATTTCCATGTTTCTACTACACATATCAGTTTGGTTTCTTCCGGGTCATTTAGCATAATAGCGAATTTTTCCGCTATTTTGTAAGTGTTCCTACCTGGGATTTCTCTTACGATGATATTTCCCGTATTGTTAACGTAAATTGCTGTAAATTTTGTTGCTGCCATAGTTTAAAAATGTTTTTTAGTTGTTATTAATATCA